GTGACAGATATCGCCATCTACACGCGCCAGTCCATCGACAAGGCGGAGGGAATCGACCGCCAGCTAGCGCGGTGCCGTGCTCTCGCGGCATCGCGAGGGTGGAGCATCGTTGCGGAGTTCGAGGACAATGCCGTGAGTGCGTTCAAGTCTCGTGGGCCTGGTACTGCATGGGCAAGGCTTCTCGCCTCACCCGCGGACGTTGTGGTGGCGGTCAACATGGATCGCTTGCTCCGTGGACAGGCCGACCTCCTCGCACTCATCGAAGCGGGCAAGACGGTAGCCACCGTCGAGGGAGACCTAGACCTGACTACCGCGGAGGGTCGCTTCCGCGCGGAGTTGCTGACCTCGCTGGCGTCGTTCGAGGCTCGCCGGAAAGGTGAGCGCCAGACAAGGGCCAACGAATCCCGAGTGTCGGAAGGTCTGCCCGTACCGGGGAAGCGGCGTATGGGATTCGAGCCGGGGAACATCTTGGAGCGGCCCGAGGAGGCCGACAAGATTCGACGCGCCTACGTGGACCTCCTGAATGGTCGCAGTATTAGATCAGTGGCGAACGAGTGGGGACGCCCTCCGGTCCGGGTGCGTGAGATTCTGACCAACCCCGCGTATGCGGGCTGGGTCGTTCGAGGCGGCGAACGGTTCGAGGCCGCGCCCGAGGTTGCTCGGATCGTCGAGCGGGACACCTGGCTGGCTGTCCAAGACCTCCTAGCCGATGAGGCGCGCCGAGTATCCCCCGGTCCCTCGCGCCAGCATTTGCTGTCTGGAATCGCCACATGCGCCGAGCCTGGGTGTGGCGCGAAGATGCGCGCCATCTCCCGCTACTACGCATGCTCCGCCGACACCGCGCACGCCACCATCTACAAGACCGCTCTAGAGGAGTTCGTGAAGGCCCACCTGGCGGTCGAGTTGATCCGGGGTCAACGACGAGAGGCCCACGACGCACCCAGTCCGCTCGCACGGAGGCTCAGCGAACTGGAGGAAGAGCGCAAGCGGTGGACACGCATGGGCGCGTTGCCGTGGGCAGACATGACGGAGGTTGAGCGCGAGCTGGCCCGCATTCACGAGGAGTCCGAGCGCGTGGCGGCGGAGCTGGGCCGCTCCCGCGTCGCGTCGGCTACGCAAGAGCTGACGCGTCGGGCGCGGGTGGTGCTTGCGGAAGGTATCGAATCCGGTGTTCGTACGCTCCCAGACGGTTCGTTCGATGTGGATGTGGACCTGGACGCGTGGGAAGAGTTCTTCGACGCACAAGACCTGGACGCCCGCCGTGCTCTCGTGGAGTCACGCCTCAGCGTCCAGGTCAAGAAGGGTCGCGGGCTGGACCGCGTAGCAGTGTCGCCCCGCTAGTCTGCGGGGCATGGAACTGCAGTTCGATCCATTCGCGTCTTCCGTTGCGGCAGTCGCTCTGGTCGTGTCGATCTGGGCAATCATCGTGGCGAAGCGCGAGCCACACCGGCAACGCACGCGGACGAATCGAGATCTCGTGCGGAGCGCACTCGTACAAGCACTCCAGTCGATTGACCCGCACAGGACACCGATGGAGCCCGGGACACCGCCCCCGCTTCCCGAAGCACTGACCGACGCTATTGCCGTGTTGCGCGACCTGGGGCCCCGGCTCCCGGAGAATCGCCGACTGGAGTCCATTCGTACTCACCTACACGCGGTGGACGAGTCTTGGTCCGGTGTAGTCAATTGCTCCAGCAAGATCGAAGAGCTTGACGAAACCGCTGCGCGCCACGAACAGATCGCGGCGACCGTCACGTCGGACAAGGTTCGAGAACTTCACGGGCGGCAAGCAACGGATGACCGCGTGCTGAAATCGCGGTTGGAGAAGCTGCTGAGGACACACCGCGAGCGGTTCTCTAGCGAGATGCCAGCCTTCCGTGCCGAGACAGAGGACTATGTCTCCTGGCTGGACGCCCACGATCGGAGGGGCAAGGAGCCGTCGCTCGAAGCCTGACGCGCACGCATACGCGCCAGCACTTCGAGGTCGACATTCATCAGCATCTCGCGGAGCGTCGAGATTTCGAGCAACAGGGCGTTCACGTAGACCTGTTCGGATTCAGTCACGCTGCACGCCCCAGAAGCTCTGACCAGGCCTGCGTGGGCGTGTAGATATCCATACCGAGCGGGCCTTGTGCCTTCGTCACCACGCCGTCCGCGACCGCCGCTTGCAGGTAGCGGTGAGCGGTGGACCGACTCTTGCCGGATGCTTCCGCGTACTCGGCGTGCGACATCGGTCGCGTGAGCACGCGGCGAACCTCTCGTGCCTCCTTGCTGATCGTTTCCGAGTCGAGAAGCCGCATCACTCGATTGATTGAACCGTCCGCAAGCTCGATCTCATCCAGGTACAGCCCGCGGATCGTCTCGGTTGCACCGTCGCGTGCTTTCCCGTTGTGGTCTTGTTCGGTCGACAGTGCGATGAACTCGAACGACTCCCCCGACGCCGGGATGAACTTACGGTCCCGGTACATCATCATGACGACATCCGCCGCCCCCTCGAAGGCTCCCGAGCCGCGCATGACCGGCGCGTCCGTGTCTTGCTCGGCCTTGCGAGGGTGGTGGATGAACAGGTGAGTTGCTTCCGGCAGGGCGTCCTTGACGCGGTTGATCGTCATGCCCGTCAGCACGGCGTCATCCTCCTTCTGAATTCCCGAGGTCGCAGCCCATGTGTCGTAGATGACGACCTCGATGCCCTCGCGCTCGACAACCTCGCGGATGCGACTCAGGCTCTCGTCGTTGTTGAGGTTCGCGCGGTCGATGAAGAACAGCCACGGACGCAGGTCGCCGGGCGTCTTCCCGTGTGCAGTCATCCAAGCTTGGAGACGGCTCATAAATCCGGCTTTACCTTCGCCGAGAACGATGAGCGTCTTTGCCTGCCGGGTCGGCTTCCCTAGCCACGGCATGCCACAGGCCATCCGGCACGCCATGTCCAGGTAGGTGTACGTCTTGCCGAGGTTCGACCGGGCGCAGATCACGCAAACGCCTCCAGAGGTCAGCAGACCCGGGATGATGAACTCGCGGTGCGCCGAGTCCAGATCATCCCAACTCAGTTCCGCGGAGCCGGTGAAGAGTTCAGCGCCGAGACGGCGCTCGGCCTCCGCCTTCACCTTCATCGTGAAGAGGGTCGCTTCGACCTGCTCTTCCATGTCCTCAGTTGCCCCGGTGTTGCCCGTCGCTGCCCGGTCAAGGACACCCTGCATGACGGACTTCATCTCATCCACCGGAAGACTGCTCGCGCCGATCATCTGCGCCTTCATGGCGGGTGTCCAGTCCTCTGCCAGAACCGCACTCACGAGTGAAGCCTGACTCTTTGGCACGGTCGCAGTGCTCTCCGTGTCCGCGCTCATCGAGATAGCTCCGCATCGCGCGTGAGCACCTTGCCGATGCGGCGGCTTAGGTCGGCATACCCCTGCGTGCGCGCCCAATCGGTGTACTCGCGCTGGGAATCGGGATAGTCGCCGTCATGGTCAGCGGCGTAGACCTCTTCCTCTGCGAACTTCACGAGCCACGCGGCGTCGTACGCCTCCGAGCGCTTCAGAATCTGAACGCGGTCGATAGATCGCCAGGGGAAGAACTGTCCGGCATCGTCTGCGGAAGGCGCGGGCAAGAGGTCATGGTCGGGGTTGGACGACGGCATGATGCGCCCGCCAGTCGTGACTACGCAGACGCCGAGCGCGTCGGCGTAGATCACGCGCCCCTGGAGGGTCAGATTGGTGACGATCTCACCGCTGTCGCCGAAGGTCAGGACGTAGGGATACGCGTTGGGTGTGACGGTCAGGTTGACCGCATCTCCGATGCGCAGGTACTCAGAAGTATTCATTGAAGTGCTCCATAAAAAGGATTCGTGTAAGGAAAATGGAGCGGACTTCGAGTGCTTTGTGACCGTGGGCGGCTCTGAGAATAGTATAAAGGATAATCAGAATGTCTATTATGTTTGACATTTCCATTATACAAACCCGTCGCGGGCACCTATCCCCAGCATGCCGATGCTAATCCCGCGTCCCACGCGTCCCACTGGGACGCACCTCACAATGGGACGCCGAAACCGCGGAAAAACGCGGCAAAGTGCGTCCCGTCCCACAATCCCACAACACGTACGTATTACGTAAGTACTCCGAGTGAGACGCTGGGACGCACAGAACTGGGCACTGTCGACTTGTCAGGGCGATGAACATTATCGCACTCAGCGATACCATCGCGGAAGCCCTTTTAGCCAGATCGCTACGTCGCATTGTTTATTGCCTGAGTTAGCCCGTCGGGCGTCACAATTCATGAGATAATGTAGGTATGACTATAACCCCAGAGCTACCATGCCCACCTGGCGGGGCTCAACGCCAGGACACCACGCACGACGGCTCCGCCGATCAGTATCGGCGCGGATGCCGGTGTACCTCATGCCGCTCCGCCTGGTCCACATACAGCCTGGAAGCTCGTGAACGACGGGCCGCGCGCCAGCCCGAGCTGAACCGCTCACTAGCCCACGGATCCGTGAGCACAGCCAACAACCACGCATGCCCCTGCGAGCCATGCAGAGCCGCCGTACGCGAGTACTCACGCAATGGGTACGCCCGTCGCCAGGGCAGTGCGTCGTGAGCGCGCGTCTGCACATCGTGCGGCTGCTGACGCAGGAGCAGGCCGACGAACGGTATGTGAACGAGGGCGAGGCCCCTTCGGAGGTCGACTTCGTAGCCGTGTTCGAGGCGGCACTGCGTGAGTGAGTTTCACCGCACATCGAAGTGGGGGACGTTCACGCGCAAGGCTCGGCCCATCATCAAGGCGCAGCTCCCACTCCCCTGCGTGAACGCGGGAGCGCACCCGACCTGCACAGGAGCGGTGTATCCCGATCAGGTGTGGCACGTCGGGCACATCCGCAGCCACCACCTCGACCCGCTTGCGCCACTGACTCTTCAGTCGGTCGGTCCATCACACGCGAAGTGCAACACACGAGCCGGCTCGGTCGAGGGCGGCAAGAAGGCGCAGCGCATCCGGAGAGGCGGGGCGGACGACAAGCGACTGCCGCGCGGTGGATCGGGATGGTGATCTTTTGACGGATCGTCATCACCAAGCCGAGGCGGCGAGCGAAATCCCTCCCCTGTCTGCGCCCTCGCTCGACGATCTCCAGGATGAGGCGGTCTGGCTCACTTGGCGAGACACCGCGATTCAGCCGCTGGACGCTACCGAACTGGTCACGACTGAACAGACGCGTGCTGAGCTGATCGCGGGCGCTCGCCTCCTGAACGTATCAACCCTGCATGCTCACCAGCTCCTGATCGCCGACGCACTAAACGCCGGACAGGAGGTAGGCGCTGTCCTCGCGCCCCGCCAGATCGGCAAGACGAAGACTCTCGTGATGCTGATATTGGGGCGCTGCCTCCTCCGCCCCAAGTACAACGCCGCGTTCTCGATCACGACACTTGCGAGCAAGAGTTCTGAGGTCTTCACGCAGACGGTCATGGACGAGCTAGAGACGCTGTATCCGGACCCCGAGACACGCCCCGTGCGCATCTACAAGGGCAAGGGAAGCGAGCACATCAAGTTCCCGAACGGCTCGCGGTTTTCACAGAAGACGGCGAAGGGTGCGAGCTTCCGTGCCTCCAGCTACTCGTGCGTCTGGATCGATGAGTCCGGAGAAGCGACGCCCGAGCAGGCAAAGGACCTCCTGGACGCAATCCTGAGCACGTTCGACACAACAGACGGGCAGCTCATCCTCACCGGCACTGCTGGCACCTTCCGCCGCTCGCAGCTTCTGTATGAAGCACTGGGCAACGCCGACAACGCACACGTGCGGTACGCCATCCCCGAGGACACAACCCCCGACGAGCTGGAGGCTTGGGAGCCGAGCGAGGATGCACCATTCGCACGTGCTCGCGAACTGACGCTGGCCATGCACCCGGGCATTCAGTCTGGCCTCACAACCGAGGAGAAGGTACGTCGGCGCTTCGTCGCGCAAGGACCGGAGCGCTTCGGGCGCGAGTATCTGGGCATCTTTGGCACGATCGGTGAGGGCCTGGGGCCGATCAACGTTCAATCGTGGATCGACGCAGGGAACGATGCCGTGCCAGACCGCCCCGAGCACGTGACGCTCGCCGCCGCTACCAGCTTCCCCGGCAAGCACGGTTCGATCGTCTGCGTCTGGCGCGATGAGAGCGGTCGCGCACACATCTACCTCATCGACCACCGCAACGGCACAACATGGCTGGCAGACGCGGCAGCGCGGAAGTCTCGCGAGTACGGCGTACCAGTCATCTTCGACAAGAAGAGCAACACGATGCGAGCCGAAGCAGAGGTCATGGCGCGCATGGAGCCGACTCCCGACCTGCGCGAGCAGGGGTTCGATGATGTGACAAGTGCCGCCGCACTCCTGGTCAAGGAGATCAACCAGGGCAACGTCGTGCACTACAAACAGTCTCCCCTCGATACCGCAGCGAAGATCGCCGTGCGCCGCAAAACAGGCCCCGCGAGCTGGGCCTTTGGGCCCCCACCCAAGGAGTACGACAGCGCCGATATCAGTGCGCTCGAAGCCGCGGCACTCGCGCTTCGCTACTACGACGAGAACCCGGCAGTCGAGAGCTTCGGCCCGATCCTCGCCGCTTGACCGAGCTGCACAAAGGCCAGATCAACGAACAATACAGTCCCTGGGATAATTGTATGTAATATGACATGCATCTATTCAAAGGTCTCCGCCCGTGGGCTGGCTGTCTGACCTCTTCTTCGGCACCGGAGGCGGTGCAGCTCCTCTTGCCGCCGCCTCCGGTTCGCTCGTACCCGAATCGCAGTGGTACGAGACAAATGCGCAAGCGCTCGTGTACCGCGACCACTTCGGCTCGAAGTACGGAGAACTCCAGCGCACCGCAGCCATGAAGGTCGCTCCTATCAAGCGCGGTCGAGCGATCATCGTGGGCTCAATCTCAGATCTGCCTTTGAGCGCGGGCGCGTGGGACGGCGTGACTTGGGTACCAGCAAACCGCCAACCCGTATGGCTCACCCGTTGCTCTGGCACACAGACGCCTTGGCACCGCATGGCGACGACCGTTGACGACCTCATCTTCTACGGCTGGTCACTCTGGGCGCTGAACCGATCCGAGGCCGGGACCATTCTTGACGCGTACGCGTTGCCGCAGAACCGCTGGAGCTTCGACCAGAGCACACCCCTGGGGATACGGATCGACAAGACGCCGGTCACCGACCCGCGAAACGTGATCCTCTTTCAGGGGCCGGACGAAGGCATCCTCGCCACCGGCAACGAAGCTGTCCAGTCGTGGGCGGCGCTCGGACTTGCGCGTCTTGCGAAGGCACAGAACCCCATCCCCGCAATGGTCTTGCAGGAGACCGAGGCGGGCAAGGTCACGCAGGCCGAAGCCGAACAGTACGTGAAGGCCTGGGGCGACCGACGCCGCGACCCGAACGGCATGATCGGGTTCTTGCCTTCCAAGCTGTCCCTCGCGGTCCACGGTGACATCAAACCCGAGCTGTACGACCAAGCCTTCAACGCGCTACGTCTCGACGTCGCGAACCTTCTAAACCTCCCCGCATCTCTGCTCGACGGATCGACGGCGACCGCCTCTCTGACATACGTCACGCAGGAGGGCGAACGGCAGTCGCTCATCGACTGGCTGGAGTACTGGCTCGCGCCGATCGAGGCACGCCTCAGCATGCCCGACGTCACGCCGCAGGGACAGGTCGTGCGCTTCGACCGCTCGAACCTCACTGACGTTCCCAACAACTCACACGGTCCCGAGCTGGCCGCAGACGCCGCACCCGAAGCGGCCTAGGAGCACCCATGACCAAACCACCGACCCACATCTCGTCTCTTATTGAGAATGAGTCTGCTTCTCAGCCAGCGGGTCTGTTCGCCCGGGTGGCGGATACCCGCACGATTCGCGGACTCCTCCTCCCCTTCGGCGAGCTGAGCCGTCCGAATCTCAGCGAGACCGCGCCCGTCAGGTTCAGCGCGGGCGTCGTGAAGCTGCCTGCCGATCCTTCCGTCGCGACGCTCTACGACGAACACGACCACTTCAGCCCGCTCGGACGGGCGACTGCGCTGGTCGAAACCGAGCGAGGTATCGAGGCAACCTTCGCAATCGCCGAGACCGAAGAGGGCGACGCCTACCTCGCAAACCCGGTCCGCAAGCTCTCTGCCGAGATCGCTCCCGGATGGACGCGGGAAGGCGAGAACGCAATATCCGCACGCCTTACAGGCGCTGCCGTCTGCGCCGAGGGCTCGTTCGAATCCGCCGCCCTCTTCTCCGTCGCTCCCGGCGATGAGGCCGACGAACGCCCGATTACCGCCGAGGAGCTGGCCGAAATCGCCGCTCGCCTATCTGTGGCCACGGCGGCACTCGCGGCGCATCAGGCAGTCACCCCCGAGACCCCCGAAGCCGCCCCGGCTGAGGACACCCCACAAGAAACGAAGGAGGAGTCCGAAGTGACTTCCATTGTTCCCGAGACCGGGGCAGACAACCCGGTCCAGGCAGGCGAAAGCGCATCCGCGTTCTTCGCTGCCGTCACGTCCCGCGACGCATCCGCCCTCGCAGCTCTGGAGACACCGGACGAGGCAGGTGCCCTATTCGCCATCTCGCCGATCCAGCACTCCGGGCCATCAGCCGTCACAATCGGTGCCGACGTTCAGCAGACCGGCTACCTAGGCGAGCTGTGGAGCGGAAACGCCTATCAGCGGAAGTACATCCCGCTATTCCACCAGCGAGACCTCACCAACTACGAGGTTCGTGGTTGGTCCTGGGTCACGAAGCCGACTGTCGCCGCATACGCGGGCAACAACGCAGAGATTCCATCCAACGCGGTCGACACAGCGCCGGTCACCGCGCAGGCGCGTCGTATCGCGGGAGGTCATCGCATCGATCGCCGCTACCTGGACTTCAATGACCAGAGCGTCATCGAGTCGTACTTCCGCCTCATGAGCGAGTCCTACGCGAAGGTCTCCGACGCTGACATCCTCGCGAAGGCTGTCACCGCTGCCGGTTCCGCAACGAACATCACGCCCGTATCTGGTGTGAACGCCGTGTACGCCGGAATCATCCAGGGCGCGCTTCAGTTGGTCGCCAACGACATCACTCCGACGTTCGCCGTCGTGGACCCCTCCGTATACGGGTCCGTGCTCTACGAACTCGACAAGGAGAAGCTGGCGCACCTGTCTGCCTCCTTCGGTCTGACGGGTGGCACGTTCGACGGCTTCCAGATCGTTCCCGGCACCGTCGGAACCGACAACGTGCTTGTTGGTGCTTCGCAGGCTCTGACCGTCTTCGAACTACCCGGCGCACCCATCCGCGTCGAAGGTCTCGCACCGCACCACGGCGCGATCGACCCTGCGCTCTACGGGTACCTCGCGGACATCACGAACGACTCCCGCGGTCTCGTGCTCAAGCACACCACCCCGGCGTGAGTGGACGGGGCGTAAGTCATGGCATGGAACACTCTCGCGGACGCGCGCGCCATCTGGCGTGACGCGCCCGCCGATGACCCAACCTTGGGGCTCTACCTCGAGTCCGCTAATGCGTCGTGCCTGGCTTACGCCCCGGATCTCGCTTCGGCGGACACCGAAGAGTCGGTCACATTCGGCGTCACCGTGGCAGACGGGCAGATTGTCGCGACAGACCTGATTTTGAGTGCCGACCTTCCCGACGACTACACCGGCACCTTTGACGTTCCCGTGGAGGGAGCGTTCTTCCGGTTCACCTTCGCAGGCGGCGTTGTCGGAGGGGCGGAGATTGCACAGATCGACGTCCCCTCCGCGTGGAAGCTCGCGGAGGTGATGCAGGCTCGCAACCTATTCAACGCGGGCCAATCCCCCACGAACCCCAGCAGCGACTGGGACGGCTCTGGTTACGGCGTCGCGACATACCCGCTCGACTGGACCGTGAAGCAGCTTCTGCGACCTGAGCAGGGAGTGGGGGCGATCTGGTGAGCGTCCGCAAGCAGATTGCCGACCAGTTGCGCGCGGACTGGGCAGAGATTCCCAACCTCGCCAATGTGCGCGTCATTGGAACCGAGCGCACGATCGATCGTCTCGATCAGCCGACCGCGCTCCTGCGCCTGAGGACCATCGAGCGCCTGCCCCAAGCACCGCTCGCGGGCCGCAACGTCGGGCTTCTCCTGACTCTCATCAGCGAGCGCGAAGACCTCGACCTCGCGGGCGACGACATCGAAGAGCTGACCGAAGCGGTGCTCACCTACCTGGGTCCCCGCTACAAGCACGACCGCGCGGAAGTTGTCGGCTACGGCGACCGCCTCGCAGTCGACATCCCCCTGACAATCATCGCCGTCGCTGAGACGGCCCCGACGCCTGAGGAGGCGTAACTATGGCCGCAATCGCCGCCGCCCCGATCCTTCTGAACAACGTGACCGTGACCATCGGCACCGATAGCTATGAAGCCGCCTGCACGCAGGTACTTCTGAACCCGACGACGCCGGTCGTCCGATGGAAGGGCATGACGCCGGGAAGCTCGCACTCCTTCGCGGGCACACCGATCTGGGATGCCACTCTGACATTCGCGCAGGACATCGCGAGCACGAACTCACTCTCGAAGTACCTGCACAACACCCCCGTGGGTACGAAGGTCACGCTCGCATTCGATCCCGTGGCAGGCGGAGCAAGTGTGACGGCAATCATCGTCATTCAACCCGCAGCCATCGGCGGATCGCTCGACACGGTTCCCGAAGCCACGGTGACGTTCGCGGTCGACGGACAGCCGACCATCGCGGCTTAGGGGGTTGGCGCTCGTGCAGATCGACGTATTCAAGTCGCGCGAGATGCTCGCGACCATCTACGCGATTCGCGCGCTCGACAAGACCCTTCAGAAGCAGATCCGTACCCACGTCAAGCGCTGGGCGCAGCCCGAGTTTAAGCAGTCGATGGCGCAGCACGCAGACACAAAGCTCGAACACCGTGTGCTCGTAGACACCGCCGTCGTCTCGGTGAGCAACCAAAACGTGCGTCTGCAGTCCGCAGGCAAGGGCCGCCGCCTCTCCGGCGGTCTCAACCCGAAGACGGACTACGCGCCCGTGGAGTTCGGGGCGCATGCGAAGGGCAAGAGCTACACACGCAAGTCGCGCAACGGCGGAACGCACCGGGTTATGCGAGCGATGAACACGCAGTTCAAGGTGCCGAATCGCCGCGGCTACGTCTTCTACCCAACCGTGCGCGAGTTCGTCCCGCGCGTCGCCAGCTACTACGTGCAGACCACGGTTCGCACGATCGCAAACGCCCTAGAGGGCAAGCAGGAGTAACCATGGCACTCAGTGTCGACATCAACGCGAACGCCCGCGGAGCGCAGTCCCAGGTCAAGGACCTGGGTAAGGCTCTCGAAGGCGTTTCCGACGCACTCGACGACCTCGCCGCCGAAGCTGACACGTCCGGTGGTCGCGTCGAGCGCTCCTTCCGCGAGATGACCAAGGACGCCGAGTCCGCGGAGAAGGCAAACGAACGTCTCGCGAAGTCGGGCAAGAAGGTCGGCGATGACGCGGGCTCAGGGTTCCGAAAGGCCGGTGACGCGTCATCTGAGTTCAAAGACGAGGCGCTGTCGAACCTCTCCGAAGTTACGTCGTCTTTCGACGGCTCGATGGAGTCCGTGGGTGATCTAGTTCAGGGGACGCTTGGTGGTGTTTCCGCGAACCTTGGTCTTATCGGTCTCGCAGCGGCACCCGCCGCTGCCGCCGTCGGTGTCATCACTGACACGTTTGTGAAGGCGAAGGAGGCCTCGGACGAGGCCCGCGACAGCGCATACGAGTACGGCATCACGGTTGCCGAATCAGGCAAGTACGCCGACGCGGCTGCGCGAATAGGCGAACTCACTGGCTCTGTCGAAGAACTCCGCAAAATTCAGGAGATCGCGACGGTTTCGGGCTGGCGTCAGAAGGACGTCCTGACCGCGCTTGCGACGGGCGACGGTATGCCAGCGCTGACGGCGGCATTCAACGAAGGCGCAAACACTACGACGGTGACCGTGGGCCGACTCCAGGAGCTTCAGGGCACCCTCGACGGAACGGCGCTCGGATTCTCCCTCAGCAAGGATGCCGCTCGACTGAACGCGAACGCCCTCTACGACCTCGCTACGACGGCGGGAGAGGCGACCGGCGAAGTAGACGACCTGGGCAACGCGATCGTCACAATGCCCGGAGGCAAACAGGTTGTGATCGACGCGAAGACCAAGACTGCGCACGAGGACATTGACGCTCTCGAACAGCGGCAGCTCCCGCAGAAGACGCAGCCGGTGAAAGTCGTGGTCGACCGGAGCGAGTGGGACAACTGGCGACCGACCGTCAAGAACGGTGAGGTCAAGGCCAAGCCAGCGGTGGGCCGGTACTGGGAATGAACCTCATCACGCACGGTGCCAGCACCATCACACCCACCGAAATTCTCGGGTACACCTCGGAACGCGAGTCCCGGAACATCATCCACGCCATCTTGGGCCGATCGAACCCCGACGTCACGCTACGTCCCGCCGCGCTCCGCACCGGCACGCTGATCATGGGATTCCACGGTGCGAACAGCGAGGCCGACTCCGCGTCCGCTGAAGCGCTCCACGCTACCGGGGGCGTCTTCACGGTGCTCTCCCCCGACCGCGGCACGATCGAGATGTCCTACGTCGCCGCGGGAAGGATCACCAGGGAGCTGGAGGACGAGACCAGAGACGCGTGGGTGCTCCGGGTTGACTTCCAGGAGGTCGCGCCGTGACCACCTCCACGCACATCTACAGCGCGTTCCTGATCGGAACGCCGGATGTGCCCCTGTCAGTTACGGGCGGCTCGGTCACCTTGGACGCGGGCGCAGCTCCGCACGTGCAAGCCGAGATCCGCATCGCAGTTCCCGACGCGCCTACGCTCGCACTTCTTGATCCACGGGAAAGTGCCCGCGTGCGCATTGAGGTTGACGGTGTCTATCCCGCCTTCAGCCTTCACCGCGAGTTCGACTTGAGCTTGCGTGACCGTGACAGCGACCAGGCGGGGGCGGTGTTGACGCTCGCCCTGGCGTCGGATGAAGCGCTCCTAGAGGACTACGCACCTCTCGAAGACGACGCAACGCCGCTGGATCATCAGGCATCGCTGAGAGACCTTGTGGCCTACGTGCTGTCGAAGGTGTCCGGCGCGCTTGCTCCTGGCTCGATCGATCCGCCCGTTCCCGCGCTCGCAGCGTCGGACAACCTGATCCGCAACCCTCGCGTCGCGACCGGCTCCACCGACTGGGCGCTCACCTGGACTTCAGGCGGGCTTAGCTTCAACCGCTACGCATCGGGCGGGCCGTCGTACGCGCCGAGCTACATGCAGATCTATGCGAGCGGCGCGGCGTCGACGGGGGTGTATGCGTACCTCGACCAGCAATCCATCTCGGTCACTCAGGGGCGGCTCTACGTCCTGAGCGTCACGGCGAATCCACCGACCGGGCAGTCGGCATCGCTTGACGCGATCCTGTACGACCAGTCCGGTAACATCGTCGCCTTCGCCACGCCTGCACCGATCATCGGCAACGGTAGCTATCAGCGGGTCCACACGACGTTCTATGCCACCGGCAACGCCTCGCGGGTCCGACCCCGCCTCAACATCGCGAGCATGCCGTACGGGCAGTACTTCAACGTCACTGCTTTCCGCTTAAGCGAGTTCACCGGAGACATCGCAGCCGATCGTCTGTACTTCGACGGCAGCTTCATGGACACGGCTCAGTACGACTACGCCTGGACTCAGGCCAGCCATGCATCAGTCTCGACCCGCAAGCCGCTCGTGGACGCAGCCACACCGGACGGGCTGACATGGAAAGCGGGACAGTCGGCGATCGAGTTCATCCAGCCGATCGTCCAAGCCGCGGGTCTGCGCCTTGTGTGCGACGAGCAACGGGTATGGACACTCCGCGATGAGAATCACTCCGCCAGCGGCTCTCTGAGCATCCGCTACGGGGTAAACATGATCGACGGCACCGACACCATCAGCCGAGACTCGGGTCTGTGGTTTGACGCGCGCGTAACCAACTACACGTGGACAGATAGCTCAGGCACGACCCAGACCCGCACCGACGCCTTTGCGCTCACCCTCCCCTATACGCGCCTTACGACGCTCGATCTGCGCACGGCCTATCCGGGGCCAGGTCGGAGCGAGTACGCCGTTAGACGGGCGCAGGGCCGCGGACGAGAGGTATCCGCGACGGCGGTCGCCGACTGGTCCGCGCACGCCGAGCAACCCATAGCGGTCACTCTCAACGGCGCACCCACTCAGATCGGGCTCACGCAGTCGCTGACGTTCGATCTGGACACCGACCGAATGACGGTCACCACCCGAACAACCGACACCCCCGCGGGCGCAATCGACCTGCTGCCCGGAACCATCGACGCCCTCTCAGGCACGATCGACAGCCTTTAGGAGGCAGCACCATGGCAATCGGAGACGATGCTCTAGCCGCAGGCTTCGCGCTTGTATCCGGCACCACACCGGCCAATCAGATTGACACCGAAGTAAACCGCCTCGCCGACTGGACCGCGAATCGCACCAGCTCAGTGACTCCCGTAGCGAAAGGCGGGACCGGCTCGACCACAGCCGCCGCAGCCCGTACAGCGCTCGGAGTCACCCCCGTGAACATCGGTGCGCCCGAAACCGGAGTCGGGTCGCTGAAATTCACCAGTACCGGATTCGGACGGCTTCTCTGGGAAGCGCCTGGCGTCGCGTACCCGACTGAACTCTGCTCGCTCGGATACGTCGATAGCCTCAATGCATCCCGCATCTCAGACATCAACGCACGCGTCTCGAAGTCGGGCGATACGATGTCCGGTCACCTTTACCTGCCCGCGTCGACTGGCGCATCCTCGGGATACACGGTGGCCTACATCAACGGTGACGGACGAGTTTCGCGCGGCGTCTCCTCGATAAAGTACAAGGACCTTCTAGATGACCCGAACGTTTCCACGCTGGGCAACATCTGGCCAACGCTCCGATGCTTCACTCTGAAGGCCGACGACACCGAAACGCCCGTCCTCGGATACATCGCAGAAGAACTGGCAGGGGAACCCGACACAGACCGCTTCGTCGTGCGCATCGGCGGGGAAGTCGAATCAATCGACTTCATCCAGCTTCTTCTCGCTCAGGTCGCGCAGCTCAACGCGCGAGTTCTGGCGCTGGAAGCTGCCGCGTGAGCCGTCAACCTAGAAGCTGACGAGTTGACGACGGGTGTTTTAGCTCCCGCTTCAGCTCATCGCGAAGGCGATTGAACGTCGACCGGTCCATCGCCTCAGCGCGGGCGATCTGCGCCGCTACCTCATCCGAAACCTGGATGTGATCGCGTAGCGACTCAACCGTCTTCGTGACTTCGCGAGGCTTCGCGAGTTCGAGCAGCGCCTGGGAAAGAATCTTCGCGACCTCCGCCGTCTCAGACTTCGCTGTCTTCGATCGGTTGTAAGCAAAGATCGACACCACTAGCGCGCCAACACCAGCCAGCGCACCAATGTAGTTCGGGATCAAGCCGAGGATGTCGAGCAGTTCCATGCGCCTACCGTAGCTAGCTAACCGTCTTCGGACGGACGCCACGACCACGGACGGTAGGCGATGCCTCCTGGCAAAATGTCGAACTCTCCGCGGACGATCTCGAAGTCGTGGTCGTAGTTGTGCCCAGGCACGTCCCGGATGCCCCACGCCATGAAGACCAGCCAGTGCATCCGAGCCGACGCACGCTGAAGCTCCACACGTACCTCTTCCCAACGCTCGTGGGACTGTTCGCGCGGCTGGTCTGACGGGAGTTCGCGCGTCATCAGCATGATGACATCCGGTCGATCCTCGAACGCCCCCCACTCGTTATGAACGATTGCGTGCCGGTGCTGCATCGCTTCATAGGCAGCCGTGAGCGCGCCCCGCATCATCTCGACCTCTTCGGGGGTCGCGTTCGGCACATCTGCCGCCAGCTTGCGCGCCAGCTTGTGCTTGTCCTTCAGGCTAAACGGCACCTTCGGCACGCCTTGACTCCAGTCCGATCGATGCCTGATCCATGTTTCGAAGTAGCCGTCGATCTTTGCGCCGAGCAAGGCAACCTCACCCGCCTGGTAGGTGATGAGGTCTCCCCCGCTCAACCCGAGCTGTCGGCCTCGCAT